CAGCCGCTCCTCCTGGCGATCACGACTGCGGGCTACGATCGAAACTCGATCTGCTGGGAGCAGCACGCATACGCGGAGCGGGTGCTCGCGGACTGGACCGTCGACCCGACTTTTTTCGCCTACATCCGCGCGGCCTCGCCGGACGACGACTGGCGATCGCCGGAGACCTGGCGGAAGGCGAACCCTTCGTTCGGCATCACGATCAACGAGGACGACTTCGCGGCCGAGGCCCGGGAGGCCGAGCAGTCGCCGAGCAAGCTGAACAGCTTCCTCCGCTACCGGCTCAACGTCTGGACGCAGCAGGACACCCGCTGGATCCCGCCGGAGACGTGGTCGGCCGGCAACGCCCCGCCGCCGGTGCCGCTGGCCGGCCGCGACTGCTGGGTCGGCCTCGACCTGGCCTATTCGGAGGACACGTCGGCCCTCCTCGCGATCTTCCCCGACGAGAACGGGGACGTCGACGTCCTGTGCCGCTTCTACCTGCCCGGGGACGGCATGGCGGAGCGCGAGCGACGGGATGCCTTTCCGTACGGACAATACGTGGCGAGCGGGCTGATCGTGGCGACGCCCGGCGAGACGACGGACTACGACTTCATCCGGAAGGACATCGAGGAGTTCTCGAAGCGGTACCGGATCCGGCGGGTGGCGATCGACCCGTGGCAGGCGATCCAGCTCGGGAACCAGCTCCAGGGGCTCGGCCTCGACGTCGTCAAATACAAGCAGGGGTTCGGGGGATTCAACGCTCCATGTCGCCAGCTCGAAAACCTGCTCTCGAAGGGCAAGCTCCGGCACGCCGGGAACCACGTGCTCGCCTGGCAGGCGCAGAACGTCACGCTCCGCACGAACGCGGAGGGCATGGTCAGGCCGCTCAAGCCGAAGGACTCGGGGGGCGCGAGGGTCGACGGCATGATCGCCCTGCTCATGGCACTCGGCGCCTGGAGCGCTGAAGAATCGAAGCCCGCCCGCAGGCCCCCGCAGATCCACGCGATATGATCCGCACCCCTCGCATCTACGACGCCGGCCCGGTGCAATCCACCGAGAGCCGCTACTTCGCGTCCCTCATGGACGACATCGAGCTCTCCTACATGCAGGGCGCCGCCAGCGGCGTCCGCGTGACGGAGCGGACGGCGATCCGGGTCGTGGCGGTCTTCGCGTGCATCCGCGTGATCGCCGAGACGATCGCCTCCCTCGACCTGCACCACTACCGCCGGCTGCCGACGGGCGGGCACGAGCGGTATCCCGACTGGCTCGATCATCTGCTCAGCGTCGCCCCGAACGCGACGCAGACCCGCTTCGACTGGATCGAGCAGAGCTGGAGGCACTTTGAGCTGTGGGGCCGATGCTACTCGCGGATCATCCAGGGCCCGGGCGGCACGATCGCGGCCCTCCAGCCGCTCCACCCGTCGCGAGTGAAGCCGATCGCCCTGCCGAACGGCCGGCTCCGGTTCACGTTCACCGAGGACAACGGCCAGCCGACGGAGCTCAGCCAGGACGAGCTCTGGTACATGCACTTCATGTCGGACGACGGCACGACGGGCGAGGCCCCGACGGAGCTGGGCCGCGAGACGTTCGGCCTCTGCCGGGCCCTGGAGCTGCACGCCGCCCGCTTCTTCGGCAACGGGGCCCGGCCGGGGGTCGTGCTCGAGAGCGATCAGAGCCTCGACGTGGACACGGTCGAGCGGCTCCGGGAGAGCTGGGAGCGGATCCACCGGGGCCCGATCAACGCTCACCGGACGGCGGTGCTCGATGGTGGGGTGAAGGCCCGGCCGTTCGAGCAGTCGACGAACCAGGACTCGCAGTTCATCGCCGTCCGGCAGTTCGAGACGGAGCGGGTCTGCTCGTTCTTCCGCGTCCCCCCGCACATGGTCCAGCTCCTCGACCGCGCGACGTTCTCGAACGTCGAGCAGATGAGCATCGACTTCCGGAACCACTGCATCGCCCCGCGGTGTCGCCGGATGGAGCTGTCGATCCAGCGGGATCTCGTGCCCGAGCCGTCGAAGACGTTCGTGTCGTTCGACCTGAACGACCTCGAGCGTGGCGACTCGGCCGCGCGGATGTCCTACCTGACCGCGGCGATCGACCGCGGAATCCTGTCGGTGAACGAGGCCCGCAGCCGCGAGGGGTTGAACCCGATCCCCGGCGGCGACGTGCATTTTTTCCCGCTCAACATGACCACGCTCGAAGCCATGGCGAAGAGCGGCGAGCCGGTGCAGCTCCCGCAGCTCGTCCAGGTGCTCGACGCCCTCTCGAAGGGGCTCATCACGGCACCGGCCGCGGCGGTGATGATCCAGGCCGCCTTCCCGCAGCTCTCGGCGTCGCAGGTCAACGCGGTCGTCGCGGGCACGCTCCCGACGATCGACGTGGCCCCGGCGCCGGCCGGCGCCCTGCGACTGCCGGCGCCCGCCCCTGCGAACGAGCCCGCGGCGCCGGCCGACCCCGACCCCGACCCCGACCCCGTGGCCGCCTGACCCATGCCCTACGACTCGATCGACTTCACGCCGCCGCAGGGGGTCCGCGAGGAAGCAGCCCGCGGGCTCGCCTGGCGAGCAGAGCACGGCCGCGGAGGCACGGCGGTCGGTGTCGCCCGGGCCCGGGACCTCTCGAACGGTAGGACGATCTCGCCAGCGACGGCACGCCGGATGAAGGCGTACTGTGACAGGCACGCCGTCGACGCGCAGGGGCAGGGATGGAGCCCCGGCGAGACGGGCTTCCCGTCGGCCGGCCGGATCGCGTGGGCCCTTTGGGGCGGCGACCCCGGGCGGACGTGGGCTGAGAAGTTGGTGCGGCAGATGAACACCGAGGACGAGAGGAGCACGACCATGCCGGCGATCGAGCGGCGATTCTTCGCGTTCCCTGCCCGCGGCGCCGACGCGACGAAGTTCCTCCGCGTCGAGCGGCGGGCGGTCGGCGACGGCGAGCCGCGGCCCTTCATCGTCGGCTACGCGTCCCTGTGGGGTGTGCCCTCCCTCGACGGCGCCGTGGGCGAGTTCACCGAGCGCGTCGCACCGCGAGCGTTCTCGAAGGCCCTGCAGCGGCAGGACTCCGGCGGCGTCGTCTGCCGGGCCCTCTGGAACCACAACGACGACTACCCGCTCGCCCGCTACCCGACGTCCCTGCGACTGTTCCAGGACGACGAGGGGCTCGGGTTCGACTTCCCCGTCTCCCGGGCGAGCTACGCGGCCGACCTGCTCTGCAACATCGAGGACGGGATCGTGCAGGGGAACAGCTACTCGTTCCGCTGCTCCCGCGACTCGTGGAGCGTCGACCGGGACGGCCGGCATATCCGCACGGTCGAGGAGGTCGATGAGCTCTGGGACGTGGGCCCCGTGACCTACCCCGCGTTCGGCGACAGCGGCCTCGAGGTCGCGCGGCGTTCGTTCCAGCAGCATCTCGCCGCGGCGGCCCCGCCGCCCGAGCCGCCGGCGGCCGCCGCCCTCCGGCGTGCGATGGAGCGGCGCCGCGAGCTGACCGCCTGGCTGAAGAAGCATGGCGCCCGGTAAGCGACGCTCCGGTGACGCGTGCTCGTGCGGCCGCGGCCGGTACCGCGCCTACTCCTCGCGCCGCTGCGACGAGTACCAGCTCCGCTACATGGAGTGCCGCGCGTGCGGGACGCGGTTCCGCTCGGTCGTGAAGGCGAGCGAGATCGAGCGGCGGAAATAGTGTTCTACGCTTCGGGTCGACGAGCGACGGAATAGTTCTGACGAGCGTAGTTTCGCGGGGGAGGGACATGAGTCCCGCCGCGAACCTCCGGAGCTCGTCACGACATGCCCTACGCCGCGACCGCCGACAACGACACCGACAAGAAGACCGGCGCTGCGATGGACGGCGCGGCCTCGCGCGACGCCGACACGGTCGCGGACGGCAAGCAGGTCCGGCTCCTGCTCGAGCAGCTCGCCAGCGTGCTCGCCGAGATGGGCGTGATGGGTGACGAGGCCGACGAGGCCGAGGCGCCGATCGACGAGGCCCGCACCGCGAAGCTCGAGGAGCTGACCGCGAAGGCCGACGGCCTCCGCTCTCAGATCGAGCGGCTCCGCAAGGTGGCCGCGAAGGAGCGCGAGCTCCGCGGCGTGCTCTCGAAGGCCGCCCCCCGTCCGACTTCGCCGGCGCCCGCCGCCGGTTCCGCCCCCGCCACCACCGACCCCGAGGACCGCTCCATGGGCAACGCCGTCGCCTCCCGTCCGTTCGCCACGCCGTCGCGGGGTCACATCCGCGGGTTCGGCTCGGGCCCCGAGGCCGAGCGTCGGGCGTTCGCCGTGGGCCAGTGGGCCCTCGCCAACCTCTACGGCAACGAGGCCGCCAAGCGGTGGTGCGCCGACAAGAACAACGGCATCGAGAGCCGGACGCAGGTCGAGGGTACCGCCAGCCTCGGCGGCAACCTGATCCCGACGATCCTGTCGGAGCAGGTGATCTCCCTGATCGACCAGTTCGGCACGTTCAAGGTCAACGCGAAGAACGTCCCGATGGTGTCGCCCTACCTCGAGATCCCGCGGCGTCTCACCGGGCTCCGCATGTACCCGATGGGCGAGGGTTCCTCGACCACGGCGACCGACAAGGTCTGGGACAAGATCGCCCTCACCGCGAAGAAGTGGGCGGTCGAGAACCGCCTGTCCAACGAGGTGATCGCCGACGCGGTGATCGACCTCGGCTCCGACATCACGGAGGAGATGGGCATCGCGTTCGCGCAGGGCACCGACGACTGCGGCTTCAACGGGACCGGCTCGACGTCGCAGACCGGCAACCCCGGCGACTCGAACTTCGTCCCGAACTACCAGGGCATCGTCGGCATCATCCCGGCCATGGCCGCGACGGTGACGACGGGCACCGGGCAGAGCGCGGTGACGACCGGCCTGGCCGGCGTCTACCAGTCGGCGGCCGCCACCGGGTTCGAGACGTTCTCGATCGCGGACTTCACCTACGCCCTGGCGAAGGTCCCGCTCTACGCCCGGACGGCGAATCTCAAGTGGTACGTGTCGCCGGTCGGCTGGGCGGCTGCGATGCAGCGGCTCATGCTGACCAGCGGTGCGAGCCCCGGCTCGGGCCTCTCCGGCGGAAACACGCTCGGCGACCTGCAGGCCGGCGTCGGCGGCCCGCAGTTCATGGGCCTGCCCGTCGTGCTCTGCAACGCCCTCGACCAGACGCTCGGCGTCGACAACGGGAAGGTCAAGGTGATCCTCGCCGATCTGACCCTTGGGGCCGTGTTCGGCTCGCTCCGGGACATCACGTACCGGACCTCGACCGAGCGGCTCTTCGAGCTGGACACCACGATCATGCAGTCCTCGGCCCGGTTCGACATCAAGATCCACGGCGTCGGCACCACGGCGAAGCCGGGCCCGATCGTCGTGATGAAGACGAAGGCCGCCTGATCGCTCGGCCGCTGACGAACGGTGACGGGGCGGCCGCGAGAGCGAGCCGCCCCGTTTCATTCCGCCCCAGGAGCCCGCCGTGCCGACCGCGATCACGTTCCCCTTCGTCTCCGCCTACCTGAACTCGCCCGTCCGGCGGTTCCGCTCCCTGGCGGTGCTCCAGGAGCCGACCGTCGAGCCGGTGACGCTCGCGGAGGCGAAGAGCCACGTCCGCGTCGATCACGAGGCGGAGGACGATCTGCTCATGGGTCTGATCGCCGCGGCCCGGCAGTACGCCGAGCGGCGGATCGACCGACACCTCATCGACACGCGGCTCGAGATGAAGCTCGACCAGTTCCCGGCCGAGCAGGAGATCCGCCTGCCGCGGCCGCCCTTCTCGCCGACGGCCGGCCGGCAGACCGTCGAGCTGGAGTGGGTCGACGCGACGCTCCAACCGCACGCGATGACCGAGGCCGTGCCGAACCTGACGCCTTCCGGCGACCGGTTCCTGGTCGATCGGAAGGCGGTGCCGACGATCATCACGCCGAACATCTACGGCTACTGGCCGGTGGTCGGCCCGATCCGCTCCGCGGTGACGATCCGCTGGTGGGCCGGCTACGGCGACTCGCCGGCGGCGGTCCCGCGGGGCATCCGCTCCGCGATCCTGATGCTCGTCGGTCACTGGTACCTGAACCGCGAGGCGGCGAGCCCGACGACGCTCTCGGAGCCACCGATGGGCGTGAACGAGCTGCTCTCGATGCACCGCTGGGGGGCCTACGCATGACGACCGCCGTCTCCGCCCGCCTGTCCCTCGCCTTGACCGTCCAGGCGGCGACCGACGGCCCGTTCCCGTCCCTGCAGACCTACCCCGCGTCCTTCGAGCGGCTGGCCCTGCCGGGCGGCGATTGGGAGCCGAAGGTCGTGGCCGCGACGGGCACGATCCCGGCCGCCTCGGGGCAGGTGCCGGGCACCGTCGTCGTGCAGCTCACGGGCCTCGCCCGGGCCCGCTTCGTCTACGTCGAGAACCTCGCCGACCCCGACGGCGCCGGCACGGCGAACCTGACCGTCGCGGGCCCGGTGGCCGCGACGGTGCCGCGAGGGCAGATGGCACTCATGACGCATGACCGCGTCGGCTGGCCGGCGAGCGCGGTGACGCTGGGCGGCACTGCGGGGACGGCGTTCAAGCTGATCGTCGTGGGGGACTGACATGGCACTCCCGGCGGGAGCACTCCGGCAGCGGGTGACGATCGAGCGGCTCAAGCCGCAGTCGACGGGCCGGCTGGGCGAGCAGCGGCAGACTCCGGACCGCTGGGCGCCGTGGCAGGAGGTGTGGGCCAGCGTGCAGGCGGTCTCCGGCCGCGAGGTGATCCAGAGCGATCGGACGCAGGCCCTCGTGACCTACGCCGTGCGGATCCGCACCCGCGAGGGCCTGACGCCGCGCGACCGGCTCCGGTGGAAGGGGCTCGTGCTGAACATCGTGTCGATCCAGCTCCGCGGGCTGCGACTCGAGGAGCAGGAGATCCTCTGCTCGCAGGAGGTCGACTGACATGGCCGAGACGGGCTTCCGGGGCGACCGCAGCAACGCCGTCCGCGTGACCGG